GAACCGTACTGTGAAGTAGGTACAAAGTCAGCAAGAGCCCTTAGATCAGGCTTTAATTTTACGTGACAAGCTACCCAGAAAGCCTCTTCAACAGGGCCTGTTCCAAATCTTGAAGTACCTTCGATAACAGGAGTCATTTTTTCTGTATCGTTTTCATCAAGATAAGCAATGGCTCTATCCCAGTCTTCTTGTGTGAGTTCTGTGATTGAGTTTTGGTTAGCACCATTTAAACAAGAGATTTGTGGTGTTGCAGAAGTCCAAACATCGCGTGTAACTTTATCAAGCATGGTATGCATGCATTGAGATAAGTTATCAGCTGTTTCAAATGCTGTATCATCTTCTACAGTTAAGAGTACTTTTTTCGATAGCAATACAACCTTACCGAACTCTTGTACGGTAACGTTGATATCGAATTTTTGTACTTGTTCGGGTGCAGGATCTGCATCTTCAGGAAGAACAACGGGATCGCTGTTCAAGTTTTCTTGGCGTCTAAACGCTACAGTATCGGTATTTTTTTGAGGTAGGGTAAAAGCCCTTCCAAATAGATTGTGAACGTTTCTTGGTTTTGAACGTTGTAATAAAGCTCTATGTGCCCATTTGTCGGCCATAGAGCCATAGCTTGCTGTTGTTGTTACTGTCATAGATCTCCTCTAGAGACCTAACGACGCTTAGCTACAGACCTTCTCCACTTTATAAAATCATCATCCGACATAGTCATAAGATCTACCGCTTCATTCATGGCAGCAGCTTTTGGTATTGTTCCTGGAGACATAGGAGCCTCTTTTTTAGGAGCAGCTAAAGCTTTTGCCTTTTCCTTTTCCCTCTCTCTTTGTTTAGGAGAAAGAGCAGATAATAAATCCCACGCTTCTTGGTAACGATTTGTAGAACTCTGTATGGCATGCGCCAAATTAGGTCTTGTTTTTAAAAAGTCCTCTAATTCTTGTTCAATAATCCGCATTTTCTCAGGATTGCGCTCAGCCCAATCCATTTCTCGAACTTGCCTGATTGTTTCAAATTGCGTTTTACCAAGCTCTTCACGTGTAACTGATTCATACCTTGAATAATCTTCTTCAGGAGGCTTCTGCTGTTGCTGGGTTCTATAAAATTCCAGCTCTTGCTTCAGTTCCTTATACTTCCTCTTCTGTTCCATAAGAACTTTAAGAGGTACAGTTTCTTCAGCTTCCTCTTTTTGAGGAGCTGCAGATTCTTGCTCAGTATGCACGTTTACATCGTGTACTTCTTGGGTTTGAGGATCAGGATTTTCCTCGCTCATAATTACTCCTGTTTGTACTTAGCTACCCGCTAAGAGGGATTAAACAAACTTTTAAGCCGCGTTTGCCCTCGGCATAGCGCCCTTTGCTTGTAGGTAGGCGACACCGTCTTTATTGAACTCTACTTTGAGTGTTTTCTCTCCCGGCTTCTTAGGTGGTACCATCCATAGAAGCTCGCATATTCCTCTCTTATTACAAACCCAATAGACCATCTGGTTGGATGTAAAAGGAGGGAGTTTGCTTGTAACTACTGGTGCATCCATTTCAAATTCGGAAGAATCAAATCTGTTGAATTTCGCATGAAATGTAATGAAATATGGCCGATCAATGTGTTGATGCATCATCACAGTTTTTTCTAACCACTCATCTATTACCTTCTTCAAAGCTTGCTTTTCATCTACTAAATTAGCAGGAAGCATTAGCCCTGTTTCAGGACATTTCAGCATTTTCATACAGATTACATTCCGCTTTTTCCGCGTAAGCTATCAGCTTTAGTTTGAGCCTGTTTTAAAAGCTTATTTGCTTTTATTTGGTCTGCATTTCCTCCAGGACCACACATTGGCTCAACACGTCTTGCAGGCTTCAAAGGATTGTCTTTGTAGCTGCACATTCCTTTTCCATTGTCCATAAATGGTTTTCCACCACTCATAGAACCTTTTTCATATGCCATTTTTGCCCCCAAAAATGAGTTATTGTTTAAATAAAAACTTTAATCTAAACCATTTCTTGGTTCAAGTCATTTTGTAACAAATTATTTAAATTTTCTTGTTGCTTTTGCATCTGTAAATTCTCTGCAGAACCTTGAGTTTCAGTATTTAATTGATCTGCTTGAGCATGTATTTTTTGATCGATAGCTTCTCTATCTTGAATCTCTTGTCTATTCAGCAGGTTTACGAATTCTAAAACTCTAAGAAGTCTATCGTCTTCCATTTGTGCTATTTCAGTGATCGTTTTAGCCCTATCCAAGGCTGCTTGCGCTCTGTTTTGTTCTGCCTCTGATATTCTTTCTTGCCCTAATGCAATATCTGCAATGACTCTTGCTCTTCTTTCTTGAGCAAGTGCCAAATTCTCTTCTTTCTGAGAATTTGCAAGCTCCATAGCAAGTCTTTCTTGCTCTTGAACCTTTTTGTTTTGCTCTTCTTGCTGTTGTTGTTGTTGCTCGATAGCTTTTTCAAGATCGCTTAATCCAGCCATCTGTAGAGCTCTGATGATCTCAGATTGAGGAACATCCACTATTCCTTCACGTTTAAGATTGACAAGCTCGTAGTAGTAAGCATCTTTTTGTGATTTAGATCTTACACCCTCTTTAACGACAGCATCGTATTGCTCAAATTCTTTGTTGTAGAACTGTTCTGTAGGTCGTTCTCCGAGTATTCTCTCGACTTTTCCAGGTGAGTACTTGTTTTGGATGCATTTTAAGACTAAGGATCCAAGAATCTGCTGAGCCGTTTCTATGTTATCGAATATCTTTCTGTTCGACCTTAATCCTTGAGCTATTCTTACTTGAGCAAGTCTTCCAGATACTTGTGTATTTCCACCCTCATCGATGCCTAAAACAGATTGATTGACATTGGCAAGAGTTAAAGAAAGTTGGTCTAGTATTTTTTGATATTCGATTAAAGCAGGAGGGACATCGCCTCCTCTTAATTCCTGAACAGAATTCAAACCTTCTGGTGCATTTTCAGGATCGACGCCTATCAGTTTATTTTGACCTGATTGCTGTAAATCTTGAGGATTGGGTACTGATCCAATGAGATATTTGTATCCTGTTGAAATAACAGAATCGAACATATCTTGGATCTTCATATGCCTTTTGTTGAATTGTCTTTGGTTAGACCATTCCGCAGCAGCAATTCCCTGTATTCTTTGAGAAGCAAGCCAAATAGAGGGTTCAAAATAACAGAGTAGAGGAACAAAGGGGTAAGTTTCTGTGATTCCTGTATTGTCATCTCCTCTATAAACTGGAACACCGTTTATCATTACATTGAGTTCTATATAAGGTCTGACAACTTTTCTGATCTCCATCTGTGGAATAGAGTTTCTATCTATTTCCATCATAGAAGCTTCATCATTCAGATTAGTTAGTCTATTTAATCCAAACTTCAGCCTATCCATGTCCTCTTTGTCAAGATCTGATATGTCTCTATAGAAACCAGTTCGTTTATCGATGAGGAATGTTCTTGTTCTGCTCGTTCTTCTGTAGTACTGATCGTAAGCAATGATCTTTCTGGATTTAGATATGTTGGTGAATTGAGGGTGATAGGAAAGGAATTTATCATCTCTAAAGCTATAAGGGATTTCATCAATCACTTTTGGATCTACAATGTTCTTTAGAAGTTGTTTTGCTTGAGATGGATTGATTAAATCTCTTGTGATAGCAAATCCGCAATCAGATAAGTCTAATGATTCAAATGTTGGGTCTAAATAGAAGCTGTTAAATGTTCTTTTGTAGAAAGTGATGTCGCCATTAATGAAGTCTTTTGAATAATCCATCTGGATTCCACAAAGAGCAATCCCAGATTTAAACATTTCATCGGACGCATCTAGAAAGGTGGTATATCCTTTTCCTTTATCCCAGATATCATAAGAAAGTTTTGTGAACTGATCTGCGGTTTTTTGATCTGATCCTTCTACAGGACCTATAACAATAGAATGTAAATTATCTCTAAGATAACCTGAAAAAAATTCTATAGGACGCCTAATGATATTGAATTCAATAGGTTCACGACCTTCCATAGAAAGTTTTTTTCTTTCATCATCAGACCAAGTATATCCAGATGCCGCCAAAGAATATACTAATGCATTTTGAACGAAAGGAGCCCAATAGTCATGAGCATAAAGATAATTGCTCTGAAATTCTCCTCTTATGTCTGCATCTTCCATGAAAAGATCTTTTTTTAATTAAAAATAAATCTATATCATAGATGAGCGATTTGCAACAGCAATTTTGTGTAATTCTAAAGCTTTTTTGTAATCTGTTCCAACTTCTATATGTCCTACAGCTTGCATAGCATATTGAAAGGCATCTGCATGGTTTCTATTTGCGTCATGTACAGGCTTTTCTAGATATCTTCCAGTTGGTTCATGCCATCTTTTTCTATATTTTGAGATCTTATCTAGAAGCGGTTTTACTTTATTTAGATTGAATACGCACCTTGAAAACTTGTTTTTCGCATAGGAAATGAGTTCTTGTTTGTCGGATCTTTTTAACACTCTAAATTGTGTATTTGTTCCTGAAAAAAGCTTTCTAAAATCTCTTTCGTATGATTTTACAACATCTAGAGGATCTCTTCTTACAGAGTCATGAGGAAGGAATATTGTATGATATATGTAAGGCTTGTCTTGAAGAAGGAATTTTGCATAGTGATCAACGCCTTTATTATTGTTTTCATAGTAGTCTATGATTCTGATTTCTCCATGTACTACTTGAAAAAATATCAGGACAGAAAGATCATTTACCCCGATATCCATAGCAACATACAAAGGCTCTAGAGGATCATAAATTGAATTATATAAACATCTGTTTTCTTTATAGGATTTCTCAATACATTCTGCAAAATAGTATGCATCAGATCTGGATAGAAAGGCTTCTTGAACTGTTGAAGGGTATTCTTGCTTAAGCTTATCTCCTAGTATTTTTTGCTGAACTGCGTACCAGTTTCTTTGATTTTGAGAGATCTTCACTTTGTATTTTTTCTCAATATCATCGAAATAGTCTGTAAGTTCAACTCCATACTCTACTTTTTCATTTAGAACATAGTTTTTCTCTTCGTACCAAGGAAAGAAAAGAAGGTGATAATCTAATTGAGTAAGGTTTTCATTCCCTCTTTGCTCTGCAGAAAGACACATATCGGCAAAGTATCCTTCCATTCCCTCACCAGTACTTTCAATGATTACTTTCCCTCCTAGTGGGATGGTATTCAAAGTACCTGTAACGACCTCTTCTGCTTTCATTGGAGTTCTAGCGCATGTCTTACCAAACTCTGACACAAGAACGTTTAAATACGTAGATCCACGAAGTGTTGTATCAACTCGTAGAAATGAGCCATTCTTAAACGTTATCTCACGTGCTGATCTGTTTACAATTCCTAGATACGGCTTTAGTTTTTCAGGAAAAGTATCAAGAGCGTGTCCTATGATTCTTTTAAATATGTGTTGAGCGTGTTCTAGTGAGTAGGAAACGATCCCTGTAGCTAGGTTTTCTGTAAAAATAGTGTCATCTAGCATATCTATAACGGAAAACGTAGACATGCCTAGCTGCCTTGCTTTAAGAATGATCTTTCTCTTATGTGGGCAGTCCAACACCATTTTTTGTATAGGTGTTAAACGAAATGGAACAGAATTTCCATCCTTGTCTACTACACGGTATAGGTTATTTAGGCGCCATTCTTTTGACTCAATCATAAAAATACTTTTATATAGTATTTTTTTGATTTTCAACAAATATGATCATTGATCATATTTTCTTCGTCTAGCACAACTTATACAAAGTTATGTTCAGTTATAGCTCATTTTCCCTATAACTGGATTCCTATGGCGTAGGCATCAAATAAGCGGGAACACAATACTGTATACATTTTGTAATAAAATCAGCTCCAGGTCCGCCACCATATATAGCCCACGTCTCACAACCTGCTACACAAGAAATATAAGCCCAAGGCCCAGCTTCAACTGTTGAAAGAGAGCTCATTGCAAGAAATGCTAACGCAATAGGAGCAATTCTTTTTACAGAAGATATCATTTGAGATGGTGTTGATAGGGTAAAATACTGAAAATTAGATGAGTTCGGTACAGAATTTATCATTGTAAATCGATCTTATAGATTGAAATTCTTTTCGTCTTTTCCGGTCTTTAGCTCTTTGATCTTATCTTGAACAGCTATTCTGATGAAATCAGACATTGTCTTATGCGTAAGAACACACATGATCTTAATTTGATCATGTAAAGAAGACGGTATCTTGATCATTGTTCTTTTGAAGTTTTCCATATTTACACTCTTATGCTTGTTTTTTCTAAATTCGTCAACACAAACTTTTAAATAACAAATAAAAATTTTATCTTGTCATCAGAAGATACGGAGATCTTCCAACACCTAATTTGGAAAGATAATTATTGAAGGAGATCTATGTACACACAAAAAGCTGTTTTTGAACACAAGGTAGATGATCGCGTTTACACATTTATTTGCAATACAGATGCTCCTTTAGGCGAGGTTCATGATGCTCTCATGATGTTTAGAGGATGGTGTGTTGAAAGAATGGTAAAAGCTCAAAAAGAACACGAAGAAGAAATGCAAAAATCTAGAGAAGCAAATAAAGAGGAAATAGATGGTAGCGATAGCTAAATTCGATGAGTTAAGGTCTCTTGCTTTTGGTGATATTTCTGGGAGTTATACTGCTGTAGGATCTCCTCTTTCTGTTTATGGAAGGATTATTACGATCACCAACAACACAGAAGGAGATATGCTCTTCACTACAGATGAAAATAGAGATGAGATATTTGTAGCTGCAGGATCGTTTAAACTTTATGACATTCAGGCGAACATAAATTTAAATGACGATGATCGTTATGTGATTCCTAAAGGCACTCAGTTTTATGTGAAACAGATAACAGCCCCAAATAGTGGAGCCGTTTACATAGAGATTGTCCATTAAAATAATGAGATTAAGTAGAAACGACATCGTAAAGCAGTTTGAAGAGGTTGTTAAGCAAGAGATTATCAACCATAACAGACAAATTGAATCTACGAATCTATCTCTTAATGAAACAAGAAATCTCATAGAAAATCTCTCATCAAC